CCTGCTGGGATATTCAAGTCTACGCGACGAACACCAGCGGGGTTTGCTGTGCGGATAACCGCATCTCCACCAAGTTGTAATTCTTGAACATCTTGTGGTAGAACTATAGGAGACTGAACTGACTTCTCAGCCGCTTCCATAGCAAGCATAGCAAAACGATTACGAAGTAATTGGATTCCAAGAACATCGTCAAACTGTCCACGCATCTCAGCATCAATAGAAGGACGCTTAGCAATAACTACCATCATCTTACCAAGAGGATTCTTGGCTTGAGATAGGACTAAGTTCTGGCGTGATGGAACATAGACTACTGATTGCTCTTTGTCATAGTAGCGGAAGATATCAATCTGAGTATTTAGATCCTGGTCAAAACCCTCTGGGCCTAGTAGTTGCCCTCTGTATTCAGGGAATTGTGATACAAGTTCCCCAAGAGTCATGATGTAACGCTTAGCGTATGCTACACAGCGACCATAGCGGTCAAACTCTGGATATGCCTGGCGTGGGTTCTCAATGCGAATACGAGGTAGGCCTGATGGCTCATCGATTTCGATAATGAACGGAACAAAGCCGTATGTGATGTAGTAATCTGCACCAGTATACATATGAACTGATAGATCAGAGTTTACGAAATAGTTAGAGGCAATACGTGTGCGCTTGTCAGCAAACTTACGAGCCTTGTCGTTGACTGCATTTGCTGCAGAACAGTTGATCGTAGGTAGTGGGGCCATTACTTCAGATAGATCTCGGGCTACTACGTCGATAAAGTTGGCTACTACGTTGGCATCTACACCATCTGGAAAGAAGTCTGGGTATACGTCTGCAATTTTACCTTGGCGGACAGCAAGAACATCGCCTGCTTTGGCGTCTCTTTCGGAAGAACGGTAGCGTAAGGAGTCAACCCTTGCTGATACCTGCTCAATTGTTAATGCCATTGTTTTCCTATCCGTAGGTTTCTACCCATTGCTCTGCAAAGGCTTCATCTAGTTGTATAGAGCCCCGCTGTGCTTTCTGTGCACGGGTGGCCCATCTATTATTTTGATATTGTCCGACTCTTGAAGATTGTTGCATAAGTTCTCTTATGCGAATAATAGCAAACCACAAGGCCATAACTGTATCTGTTGGGTTTCTGGTATCTGGCTTCCAAGTGATAAGTTGCTGGACTAAGGTCTTGAGACCCTCAGAACCTTCATTGCTTGGAAGTTCGATTATATTGTTATCTTGAAAGCGACCATCTCTGATTGTCCCAAATAACGAAGCCATAGAGGCTACACCAAAAGATGTATCCCATTTGTTCTTACCCGTAAAGTGCGAGTTAAGGGTTGTGCCATAAGCAGCAAGCCATTGACGCAGTTCATCATCTAAGGCGTAAGCCTTCTGATGGGCGTTAATTTCAATACGCAGTTCTTGAGGGCGGTATTTAGTTACCCACTCTTCAATCAATGCTCTAATCTTCATTGGATTAGGCTCTGTCATATTGACAGCATCTAATACATAGATCTTACTATCAGCACGGTTATACGATAAGATTACCGCACCCGTGTTTCCAGTCATCGCTGGGTCGAGACCCATAACTGTGTATGCAGACTCAACGTGCTTCGGATGTCCTGGGACCCCAGGTTTGAGAGGCCCTCTTTTTCGCATCCCATTAACGGAACCTGCGATAGCGGCTGGGGCGAAGATTGAATCTTCTTGAACGTCTTCCTGTTGGTAGACCATAGCCCAGACCGACGGAGCAACTTCAGACCTTCTAATAAAGAGTGAGGGTCCATCCCACTTGGTGTATAAGCCGTTTTCATCTGGTTGATCTACGTCTCCCTCGGGCCTGTCAGTCTTTGGCCATAGGGCTTTCCAGTTTTCAGGCTTCTCGTCAAATTCTAATACTGCTGGTTGGCTGAAGTAGGTAAAGGGGCTCTTGCCACCTGTCCACTGTGAGCCATCTCTAATCATCTTGTAGAGGTCAATAGGCGCGACACGGGTTCCTACAATAAGTAGTTTTCCGTGCCGCCCTAGGCGCGTGATAACTTCTTTTTGAAGCCATTCAATTTGCTTCTCCCACTCATGGGCATTTGAGTTCATCACAACGTCATCTAGGATAATCAAATCGGCACGTGCGCCATAGATTTGAGATCCGAATCCGAGTGCCTGGACCGTTGGGTCCTTCTCTCCTGAGTCGCGTCCCGTTCCTAGATAAATCATATCTGCTGACCATTGGGTCGCATCTTGCTTGTAACCACCAGAGGGGCCGAAGGCCACCTGTAGTTTGGTAAATGCTGGGTGGCTTAGTCTTGTCTTAATCGCTCCAAGAAACTTACGTGCCATGCCTTGAGTCTTAGATACAATAATGACCCGAGCATTAGGGTTAGTAACAATTTTGTAGGTGACATAGTTGGTCGTGATGACCGTTGACTTGGCATGTTCTGGGGGAACGTTGATGAGGACACGATTTAGGGCTCCCTGCTCGAAAGTCATAGAGGGGTGAATCCACCGAGGCTCTTTACCGTCAATAAGGTCTAGCCAGTCAAGGTGATGATCAAAAAGTTTGGTATCTAGGAACTGCTCACAGAAGTCGGGGTAGGAGATGTCCTTTAACTCGGCTAGGTCCTGTTGGATTCCTTTGCCTGCAAGGCGGGCTTTCTCTGCCTTTTCCTTGAAGTCGGGGTCTTGGAAGGACCACTGACGGTAGGATGACTCTGTTCGGCCTACATTCTCCATAGCCAGTTTAATGGATGAGCCCTGCTCAAGGAGGGCGAGAACCTTCTTTTGGGAGTCTTCTTTGGATAGGTTCTTGCTTGCCAATGTGTGCCCCTAATAACGAATATAACGGTTCCTGTTAACGGGCATAGATATCCCATTATATATATTATTAATATAATTATCTATTATATAGGAGACTGCGTAGCCTTAAGCGGAGCAGGCTCCGTATATGTATTTCTATACATATAAGATAACCTGTTCAAATACGAAAACCGAACGGTTTTCTGAGATATATTTAAGAAATCGGGTATAATTGATGCTTTTTTATACAATATGGGGGGCTATTGTCTATATAACAGAAAGTTTTTGGGTGAGACATAAATATACTTGGGGGCCCCAATTCAACAACCCTACGGGCAAATAGAATTACTGCATGGAATATCTGGAGAAGCATTACCAATTCCAATTCATAGACCTATTGCCTATCGGCAATCGGGTTTTAATCTCGTGATTATTTAATCGGTTTAACAATTCAACCTATCTGTCGGCAAGTAACTATCCCCCATGAAGTAATTGAATATCGCTATGAATTCGACCCGTGAAATTCGACCCGTGAAATTGTGGGTTTTGCAGCTTCTTTTTGCCAGGAGAATCGCCAGGAATAGCCCAAGCCCTGGCATATTTGATGATCCGATAGGCGGGAAAGTTGGATCATCGAAACCTGCTCCAAAACTCCCCCAAAACACGCTTAAAAAAAATACGACTTATGCCTTGATTAGTGGTGCATTAGGTCTGGTTTTCTGGCATACTGAAGGCAGTGAGTTAGACCTAACTCGCTTGGTGTATGAAATTCATACACTTACCCAATTAAGGAGAAATAAATCATGGCTTCAAAATCATCAGTAATACCAGCAAAGGCACCAAAGATTAAGGCAGTAAAAATCAAGAGTGCGCCAGAAGTAATCGAAGCAGACCAAGAAATCTGCGACCTTTACGCAGGTTTAATAAATCAACAAGGCGAGATGGAATTCATTATCGAAATTGCATCTCGACTTAATCGAGGCGCGACTTCTGTTCGAATCATTCAAGCGTCAATCGAACTTGCGTCATCTATGGGAAACGCTCCGACAATTAAAAAAGGTCATGCGCAATATATTGTTACTGCTTCCAAGATAATCGAAACCCAATCGGGCGCCGATACTTGGCCAGTGGCGAAATTATTGAAACTTGCCACCAGACTTCAACGCCACTCTGGCGTTGAACTTGTGGACACTGCACTAACCATCACCAATTCTGTTGAAGAATTAGACGAGTCAGTGCCAGTGATAAATACCAATAAGCGCGGCACCAAAGGCACCAAAATTACTGAGTCTGCACCAGTGGCGAAACTGCGCACTGTGGATGAGGTTTTGGCGGTAACTTTCGCAGGGCTTCAATCACTAACCAAGAACCCGCGCGACTTAAAAGCGACAGACCTTAAAACCCTTAAGGCTGTTAGCGAATTGTTAAAGGTAATCGCGGACAATTCAACACCCAAGAAATAAGCAGACCAAAGATAGCCCGCCGAAAGGCGGGTTATTTTTTTGCCCAAAATTCCCGCGATGATCCACGCAACCCGCCGAGGTGTATGAAATTCATACGCGCCGAGGTCGCGAAAGTTTGTGTTGGGGCTCCTTCATTACGCGATGGTTTGTGTCGGTTTGTGTCGGGTAGGCTACTCCTTCACTACGCGATTGGCCCTGCGTGGGTCATTCCCGAGTCCTGAAATAATACGGCCAGAAGGCTGACTTGGCTTGCATTAGGTATGGCACTAGAGTATTATTGGGTTATCAGTTGAGCCATGCTCATTACTGGTAAGGGTGTATGAAATTCATACACTTACAAGCGAAAGGTTAAGTTATGACTAACGCACAACTTCTCGCCCGACTAGAAGCAATCAACCAAGAATATAAAGAAGCAACCCACTTGGAAGTTTTAGCCAATATCGCGGCAGACAATAAGCGCAAGGAAGCCATCCGCAAGGCTGGCGTAGAAGCAATCGAGAGAGCGAGGTCATTCGCATGAATCACGCAGACCGCTTAAATAAAGCGATGTATCAACATGCGAAAGGCTTACTCACCGAGGATGAGATGTGGCAGGAAATTTTAGAGATTGCCCACTCTTTCCTTATCGGCGATTATCAAGTGAATGAAGGGATAGCCCGATGAATACTGATGATGAACTCATGGCTATCGGCCATGACATATTTACCGACGAGGAACTTGCCGAGATTCTCGATGAAGAAGATTACTTAGGCGTAGATATATCCCTAGACGCCTTGTATGATGAATTAGATGAAGAGGACAGCGACGAGGACTCAGATTGGGCTGAGTAGTTCCGCTGGTAGCCTACGCTGGTGCGTGGTTCGCAGGTTCGATTCCTGCGGTGGGCACTGTGTATGAAATTCATACACTATCTAAGCAAGGAGAATGGCATGTATCTATACCCTGGCGACTTGTTCGCCTTAGCAATAGCACTATTCGCTAGCACTTCTGTATTGACTCTGGCTTTCCGCAGAATCTACGTGCTAGAGAAGCAAGCGATTAAGTATCGTAGGGAACTACGCCGATGAATGTAGATAGCAAGCATGAATTACTCATGATTCTTATTGGGCTAGAAAATTCATCAGACCTAATACTTAATCATGAAAGGGCAGAGGATTGGCACCAACGCTCTTTCATATCCTTATTCAATCGAGTAGCCGATGAATATAATCAGTTAGTAGAAGATGAAGAAGGCGCACAGATTAACCTATTAGTAGAAGGGTATTAAGATGATCGAAATACAACTAACCGAGAGACAGGCCGAGGTTATACGTCAAGCACTACGCCTTCAAGAGGAAGCGCATAAGCGTAATGACTTCGGCATACTACAAGTCGAAGCCTCTAACCTGCGCTCATATATATCTGACGCGGTAATTGACAATGCTAAGGCGGTAGTGTAGTATGGTTCCTGTAATCAAGCACTGCCTACTGTATGAAATTCATACAGCAGTTTATGAGAGGATACGATATGGAAGATGAAGAAGTCCTTAGTTGCGTAAGTTGCAGTAGGGGCGTAAGCGATGAAACTGAAACAGCAAGCAACGGTGATATACTCTGCCACGAATGTGTCCGAATATGTGAGCGTTGCGAAACAATCGGAAGTGTAGATGATGACTTCCGAGTGGTAGATGATACTGCTATATGGTGTGATACATGTTCTGATTATTACGCCCGTTGGTGTGATAATTGCGAAGTGTGGCACACTGGCGACATCTACTATGCCGAGGACAGAAACGGGACTTGGTGTGACGCGTGTTGGATGGATGTTCTTACTTATTGCGAAGGTTGCGGTGAGTATTACTACGACCCTTGCGGTTGCATGGATGCAGAGGATGAACGATTCATTCATGACTATTCATACACACCCGACTTAAAGTTCCACAATAGTAATGAGAACCCTGTTACTCCTGCCGATGTGTTATACCTTGGCGTGGAGATTGAAATCGAATCCCCCAATGGGGAATACGAAACTAGAAACAACGCTGCCGAGTATGCCTACAACCTAGAGAATCACGGCTTAGCGTATCTTAAATCTGATGGCTCACTTGAGTGTGGCTTCGAGATTGTAACCCACCCAATGACCCATGATTACTTCAAAAATCACGCTCCCGAGTTCTGGGAAGTGATCGACGGCTTACGTAATAACTTCCGCATGAAGGCTTGGTCTGCTCGCACTGCTGGCCTTCACATCCACCTATCTAGGGCAGGTTTCAATAACGGTGCTCATATCCACCGATTCTTGCAACTTGTCTATGCTAACCCAGACTTCTATTCCAAGATGGCTGGCCGTAGTTCCGATAGGTGGGCTAAGTTTGACGATATCCAACGCTATGATGATTCCAAGGATAAGTATGTCAAAACATTCAAGCATAAGTTAGCGCGGTATGGTGATAACCATTCAGACCGTTACTCTGCCGTGAATACTCTCAATCGCAATACCCTAGAGATGAGAATCTTTAGGAGCACCCTGAACACTGATACCATCAAGTCTGCGCTAGACTTAGCACACGCCAGTGTTGAATACACACGTAGTCTTACTGTGGGTCAGATAGTAAATGGTGCACTAGAGCGTATGAAATTCATACAGTTTATCCACGATAACAAGGATACATACGCTCATCTCATATCGCGCATGGACAGATTGTTCATCGCTACTCAATCAGATACAGAATAGGAGATATACTATGTGTTTACTCGCAGTATGTGAGCCAGGCTCTACACCCAAGCGTAAGGACTTGGAATGTGCCTCTTGTAGCAACCCGCATGGATTCGGATATGCAGTAATCGCCAACGGTGAGATTATCACTGGTCGCGGTATGTCTGCTAAGAAGGTTATATCTGAGTTCCTATCAGTTCGCAAGCAATACCCTAATGGGTATGCCATGTTCCATGCTAGGTTCGCTACGCATGGTGTCAAGAACGTAGAAAACTGCCATCCCTTCCCTGTGGGTGGCTCGGCACAAACTTATCTCGCACACAATGGTGTGTTAGATATCAAGATTCCAGCCAATGATAAGCGTAGTGATACGCGTGTATTTGCCGAGGACATACTTCCACTCATGGGTGGCGTAGATGGTCTCGACAACGAACATATCTGGGATATTACAAGCAAGTGGGCCAGTAGTAGCAAGATAGCAATACTCACACTCGATCCACGTGCCAAGTATTCCTGCTATATCATCAACGAGTCCTCTGGCCACTGGGACAATGCTGGTATCTGGTGGAGTAATAACACTTACAAGGAATCTAGTTGGTCGCAGTATCTAGGTCTGCCCAAGGCCGACCCATCTATATCCATACTAGATACCGAAACGGAATGTCCAGGATGTGCTGCTATTCTCTTAGAGGATGGTAATCCGTATTACTGTGAATTCTGTATGATATGCTATGATTGCTTCGGCACCTATCAAGATGACTGCCTATGCTATCTACCCGAAAAGGATGAACACGCTTACGCTCTAAGGTCTGCTAGTGGTCAGAATGACACTTGGTTTGATTATGACAAGCCGTATACCGAATACCACAACTACTACAAGTAAGGAGAAAGGTGTATGAATTTCATACAGGCAAATGAAGTAACCATAAAAGATATCACCAGTAAATATGATGTAGACTTACGCTTCGTGGAATATAATGGCTGGGTCAAAACCATGTTCTTTGTTGATAAAGAAAAACGCTCGTATAAAGGTCGTCTAAGATGGAGCATGAAGGACGGCTACGTTATGGAATGGGATGGTGTTCCACCTACCGACCTGCTAGAACTGGCCACTAACCCCGAGTTCCCGTATATAGTTGATTGCATTACGGAAGGAGATACAGGTGAGTAGACCGATACCATCGGAATACGCAATACCATACAATGTCGAAGTATGGGTTAAGTTTGACTTCGAGATTGAGGCTGATGATGATATCCAAGCAGAAGAGATAGCATCATATGATTGGGAAGAGCACAAGCACAGGTCAGAGATTTACAAAATCAAAGTTGAGGCCGATGAAGAAATTGACTATGATACTCCTGACCCTGACATTCTCTACGATGAAATGAATTCTGCTTATTGAGATTCATTAAACTATCGGTGGGCTTATTCTTCCTAGGAATACTAGGTGGTGCTAGCCCACCAGCGATGCTACTTATAATACTACTAATATATATATGGGGGGTGTTAATATGATAGAAGGTGCTTGTAGAGGACACGATAACCCCGACTTATGGTTTCCTGAGATAGGTCGTGGGACTTTCGGTATGAAAGAAAAGTTGCAGAAGTTAGCGATGGAATGTAATGCTGCTATGGCTATATGTAAATCTTGCCCTGTAAAAACTGAATGCCTTGAAGAAGGCATGAAGTTTGAGAACAGAAGTTACGGTATATGGGGTGGGCTTATGGCTGGTGAACGATTGATTGAAGCAGGTGAGCAACCTGATTCTCATCATAGGTCCACCCCTCAAGGGGATGCCCTTAATATGCTATACAAGTTACGACCTTACCTAAGGAGGTAGTGTATGAAATTCATACGCCCTGTAATACTCATGCTAGCAATCTTATTCATTATTCTTGGTGTCAATAAAGTTGGTGAGCCCAAGAGTAAAGAGACTAGAGCATGGACAGTCGAAGATAGTAAGGCTTATGCTAGGGATCAAATACAAGTATACGCAGATAAACAATGGGCCTGCTTAGATAAACTATGGACAAGAGAATCAAACTGGCGCAAGGAGGCATACAATGACGTAAAAGTAATGGGCAAGAACGCTGGTGGCATACCACAGATACTTGATATGTCGCCTAAACTCAAACCTACCTATCAGATTGATAGAGGGTTATCTTACATCGAATACAGATATCTCACGCCTTGTCAGGCCTGGAAGCATCACGTAAGGGAGGGGTGGTATTAAATGAAAGATGTGTTTAGAGTTGGTGGTATTGACGCTGACAAGTTAAAGAATACCGCTATGGACTTACGCGGTGAACCAATCAAGGTATGTATATGCGGTTCCAAGGTATGGAATCTGCAAGTTATGTGGGATGATGACGACAACATAGGCATGTATTTCATGAATATGTGGTGTCCGTTATGTGACAGCGTGGCAACAGCACCAACAGTGGAGAATGATAACGATGCCGATATATGAATATAAATGCAATGTATGTAGTGTCACAATAGAGTATGAGCGTAGTTTTGGCGACGATACAGAACCAACCTGTTGTCAAACTACTATGTCTAGGGTATGGTCAGCAACACCTGTTCACTTCAAAGGTGGCGGGTTTTATTCAACTGGAGGATAATGGAAGAGTCAATCGAAGACCAAGAACTACGATCAAAACTAATCGCTGAAATAAATCAATCACTAGATACTATCAGTAAGAACTTAGAGGAACTGCAAGAATAAGTGTATGAAATTCATACAGGGGCTGGCCAGCATAACGCTGGCTGGCCCTTTTTAGTTTGTG